GAGTATATAGCTTGCAATAACTCACGCATGACTTCCCTCCGTTATACTTAATCCTTTTGATGTAAACATTATGTTCACTCTGTTTGTTTTATTATCAGAAACAGATATATTGTAAAATCCTGTTCTCTTTTTCTTGCCTACACCGCCTATTTGTGCGTAATGAATGGTATGATTTCCTTCGCTTACGTTTATGCTGATTGCTGAGCCATTCGTTAATGTATAGGTTTGAAAATCATCAACTCTTACATTAAGCGAAATAGCAGAACCACATTGATTTTTGCACCTGTTTATGATAAGCGTAGTGTTTCCTGTTACATTCGTCTGTTCAACCTTTGGTATATTTTCTATAACTACTGGTTGCTCTTGCGGATTGAAAGATGTTCCACAGGTTTGACATACTGCTATTGATTCGTGCTGTGTCGGCATTAGTGCTTTTAATACAGCACCTATCGCAAATCCAATCGCAAGACCGATTACTAAACCCATGACACCTAAAAACATCAAGCTTATTCCTCCAAAGAACAAAACACAGCCTGTCATTATTGAATTTTTGCTGTTTTTGACTTGTATTTGAACGTTATTCGACTTGCACTTAGGACAAATCATAATCAGCCCTCCTTTTTTGGAACATAAGTAAGTTGAATGTCATAACCGAGAGATTCCATCATGCTCACAAACGTTTTGTTTATAAGACCATCTTTCTTTTTAATAATGCGATTGACATACTGTCCTGTCGTTCCGACCTTCACTCCGAGCTGTTCCTGTGTAATACCAGCTTCTAAACACTTTACTTTTGTTTCAATTTCAATGTTATTCAACACCATATCAATTATCCTCCTTTTGTATTTTATTACATTGTAACACACTTTAGATTATATCACAATCGGTATTAGAGAAATTTTTTTTCTCTTTGAACACCTTATACCATGTTGTCTTACCAATATATCCGAACAGTAGTGAACAGTAAGTGAACAGTAGTTAAAACATACTGTTCACCTGCAAAGCCTTGATACATAAGGGTTTGCGGAAATTCTGAACAGATGAACAGTAATTTAGCGAAAAACTAATCTCTATATACATATATACGTATGCAATAGTTTTAGAGGAAAATACTGTTCATCTGTTCAGAAAGCGGAAAAGACTAACGTTTTCAAGGGTTTCGGGGTGAACAGTAGCAAAAAACGTACTGTTCACTACTGTTCATACTGTTCAGATTTTGTCTCACCTTCCGATTATTCGTCAAGTGTTTCATTGTCAAGTAATTCATTGTCAAGTGTTTTATTGTCAGATAGGAGAGCATCTGAATCTACTTTTTCCTTCGTAGAAGACTCAGAAGTGACCTCATATCCTTTTTCTGGAATCCTACAATCGATAGGAACAACGATTACTTTGTAACCCATAGCTCGCACCATTTCATTCATCAATGATACTGGTATGTCTTTCACGTTCTTATTGTTCAATCTCTCCCAAATAGCAGCATTACTGACTTCCAATTTCTTTGCCAATTCAGCGTTTTTGATTTCTTCCTGTTCCATTATGGCTTTCATTATGTCTCTACCTCGCATGATAGATACCTCCTTTGTTTGATACCTTAATTATATATGTCAAGTGATTTGTTGTCAAGTGTTTTATTGTCAAGTAATTTATTGAAAAGTAGCCTTTTTATTTTTTTGGGATATTTAAGCCACTCCCTGCCCCCGTAGGATGCTTTTGTATATCCCCCTCCGGGGGTATTGTTGTCAACCTTTCGTACTCACGACTAGCCGCATGGCTTGCATTTAATCTTGATTATACTTTACGTTTATCTGGAAGGAATCAACGCAAGGAAGCAACGCAAGGAATCAAGGCAAAGAAAAGCCCCACGCAAGCCGCCACATACGACCAACGCAAGGCACAAAAGAACCCCGGCTATATTAACCGGGGCTGCAATTATTTATTTTGTATCAGTAATTCGGATATGAGCACGAGCGGGAAAATTAATATACATAAAACCACTAGCATCTGTTGGCCTCCATTCCAAATTTTTCAATATTTACTGGGTTTTCTAAATTGATAAACTGTATATCATACCAACGCTGCCCGAATTGCTCATAATAACTACAATAGAAATTATTGTTCTTCAGTATGTTTAATATTGATTTATACATTGTTTGAAAAGTGCATTTTCCGTAAGGCTGCTTTTCGTTTGTTCCATCATACGACACTAAATTAATTAAACTCCCTTTATGATTGACTGTTAGATTATAAAGCGTATTGTCTTTATAAATAACCGTTACTGAAACTTTGCGCATAATATAACCCTCCTTTTATACGATTGTGAAACGCTTGTATTGTGTTTCCGTGGTGAAGGCTTGTGCAATATCTGGTAGGGCTTCCTTTAGGGCTTTACCGTCAAGCCTTGAACTCGTGACGGTTTTATAAATAGCTTTAGTGCTTCCCTCTATGACTGTTTCCCGGTCTCCCATAAGAGCGATAATATCATTTTTTAGGCTTTCGTTCATGGCTTCCAGCTCCTCGAGGAGCCGCTTGTTTTCTCGATACTCTGTACATAGCTTTTCAAATTCTCTCATGGTTTAGCCCTCCTTCTTTTCATTCTTTAACCGTTCTATAGCTGTATTTCGTATATGTTCTGCTATCTTCTATCATTTCAAGAATTGTCTCGTCTTCTGGTATTCCTGCCCACTCACAAACAATCCTCTTGTAATCTTCATCTGTTCGCGCTTGGCAGTCCGCGATAATATACCCGTAACAGGTGTCTGTTTCTTCACCGTTTTCATCTAATTTAATCGTGTAAAATTCCTTCCCCGCGCCTAACCATATTTCCCCGTAATTCTTTACTCCGTCTTTATAATGTTCCGAACAGTAAACCATTTTCACATAATCACCTTGCGAGTAACCTCTTGCGCTATCCGTGCGCCATTCTTTACCCGTCTTGAATGTTAGATATTCCGCGGTTGTTTCCTCGGGGAAGGCTGCGGCTCGCGTTTCGTAATTCCCCCACGGTGAATTAGGTTTTTCGTTACAAGCCCTTAACCATTCTGTTATTGCTTTAATTCGCTTGGTATTATGAATGCTATTCACCATTCCTAAATCAAACAACATTGCGCCGATGCTTGAGTAGTGCGCATAAATTGACTTATTGACAATATCGATGTACATTTTCAGCAAATTTTCAATCTCATTTTGCAAGCTGGTGTATTCTTCTTCGTTAAAACCTCCGCAATTCCTAGATTGCGCAACGATGAACAAATTGTAACAATAATCTCCGCCTATTTCCTTTAATCCGTCGTCGTCAAAATAAAGGCTAAAATCTGATTGTTCCGGCGGTACTTCTCGAATTATATAATTGATTTTCTTTTTCATGGTTAAACCTCCTTAGATAATACCGTTTTCCCTAAATACTTTTGTTAATCCGTATCTCTTAGCAAGCCTGGTGAAATGTTCTTGAAAATATAGCAACTCGCCGTAGCTATAATTGTGATTAGGGAAATCAGCTTGCCACTCAATTGCGGTATCTTCCGCACGGGCTTTATATCGTTGGTATAGCGTCATTTTGTCGTAATTCATTGTTCAACCCTCCTTTTATGGCGATACCGGTTGAGCGTCCCACCACGCTTTGCCGCCTCCCTCAATTCCTACAAAATCAAGAAAACTATTTACGTGCCGCATTGTGGTCCGACTGTAGCCACTCCACATTCTGACGAACCCGCCACTGTTGGTAATTTTGCAAACATCTTTAGTATAGCTCTGTAGAATTTTTTCGCCGCTCTCGTTCTCAATAATTATAGCTTTCCCATAAAAACTCTTAGCGTGGTCATTTCCCATTGGACTTAACTCGTATTTTTTCATTTTCTTACCCTCCTTAAAAATCAACTTTTTCTAATCGTTCCGGTACGTATACCGTTTCATAGTGCCAACCATCGTTATACGTGTTTGCTATTCGTTGTTTGTGCTTGTCTCTAATGATTCTAGAATGAGGCGCATTACATAGCATATTAAATATCAAATTAGCCGCCTCTATAATATCCTGCTGCCCGCAATTACTACCGAAAAAGCAATCAAATAACCATTCTTTTTTATCCGCTTCTAATCCAGCGTCCCTTGAACACTTACCGTTCTTTATAGGTGTTTTGCTGTAGTAAAAATCAAAGAACGGGTTATCATTCACTTGATAATAATAATACGTGCCGTCAAGCACAAAGGAAATATAACTTGTATGCGTCACGGTTATTGGTTCAGTTTCTTCCTTTGTGTTTCTATCGCTAATAATTGCAGTGTTTGTCGGCTTTACTCTACCGCCGTGATTCTCTACAATGTTAGCAAGCTCGGTTATTATTCTTGCTGCGTTATATTCCCATGCTCGCAAATATAGCCTCTCGCCGTCTTTCCATACAATAGTCATTTTCTTATCCTCCTTATAATCTTTTTGTGTTGTCTCTTGTCTTGCTATGACTATATAATAACACTATTAAGATTGCTTGTCAATACTATTTTGAAACTTTTTGTTACCATTCTTTGAATAAATTTTTTGTCTCAATATACGCCTTGTCGCGTCGCTGCTCAACTTGTCTCAATTGCTCTCGCTTCTCTAGCATATCTATTCGCTTGTTTTGGCGTATTTCCTCAGCGGTAACCTCGTCTATTCGCTTGTTAAGCTCGTTAATGTCAATCAAACATTTGGCAACCGCCAATACCGCTAAGAAAAGCACTACTGCATACACTATTGTTTCCATTTATATAACCTCCTTTTATGAACCCCAAACGATGATTCCGTCTTCGCACACTTGAATGGCACCGTCCGCGATTGCTTCTAAGATGTCATCGACAAATGGTTCGCCAAATTCATTGTTGATTGCCTCAGCAATTCCCTCGACTGATAAATCATCCGTTGGGATCTCCGCCAGCTTTGCCCATGTTCTTGATGTGCATTCATTCATTTTCATTTTTGTGTACCTCCTCAAATGTTATCAAGTGGTCTATTGATGATTCAAGTATATCAAGCGGTTTATTGATTGTCAAGCGTTTTATTGAAAATATTTCAAGTTTTTTATTGTCAAGCGTTTTATGTATATATATATATAGGTATATATAGAAAAGCTATACACAAAATAACCATACACTTAGCAACACTACGGATATTTCTGAAAATTTTCGCACAAAAAGACCGCCACAACCGAGCGAACCCGGAAGGGCGGAAAGTCGCAAAAGTCGCAAAAGTCGCAAAAGTCGCAAAAGTCGCAAAAGTCGATATGCTCTGTATGCCCTCTAAAATGCTCTGTAAGCGATTTTAAGGCTAGGGTACTAGTTTATACTATCAACGTTCAAAGTCGCTCTGGTGGGCGATACAGAGTCTCTGAGAGGTATTTGGTTAGCGATAGTCGAATTACATTCCTAAAGTCGCAAGAAAGTCGCAAGAAAGTCGCAAGAAAGTCGCTTACTGGTCTGAATCCTCACCACCATCGGAAAGTCGCTTCTGTTGGTCGGCAGCAAGGTAGCGTTCTCTGATTGCGTCAGCATCATAGTCGTTATCGCTCTGTGTGTTAGGTGTGAGGACATACTCTTGTTTATCAGAATATCCAAAATTATTCTTTCCAAGGAAAATAGAAGTGACAGGGTTCATCTTTCCGTTTTGAGCATAGTTTTCCCACAAATTTTCTAATAAAAGATATGCCTTTTTGATGGAGTCTGCTACCTCGGAGGGCAACGCTGTTTTATATCCAGCCCCTCCCGATGGTCGGTCGTTCTTTATAGCCCATAAAGTTTGACGAGTTATACCATTCCCCAAAGCTATAGCCATTCCGACCACAGTTGGTTTCATATCATATTTCATGTGTATATTGAAATAGTCGTGAAGTCTGTCTTCCACCTGTTCAGGGTCGTGTAGGTCGATAGCTGGTAAATCAGTCAATTCCATTGAAACCGCAATATATTTTGTGTTATCTCCCGATTCTGTTGTAATGCCATTATTACCAATAACAGGCGAATTATTTCCTCGTTTTTTAATTACATTCTTTTCATCCATAATCTACACCTCCTCAAATTTCCATCTAAATCCGACACAATGTTTTTGCTTTCCACTCGCGCACCGACCTATTACATCAGCACCAATCCCATATTTACGACCAGCTTCGGCACAACTTTTGAAAGTCTCTCCCGTGTCAAGATTTACAACTGCCAGCAGTTTATCTAAATCCATTGTAACTTCTCCTTATTCTTATTCTTACTGAACAGATGAACAGTAGTTTTCGCATAAACTATCTCTATATATAATATACTATATTTTTCTAATATTTAGTTTTAGAGGAAAGTACTGTTCATCTGTTCAGAAAGTCTGGAAAGCCTTGATACATAAGGCTTTGCGGGTGAACAGTAGCAAAAAACCTACTGTTCACTACTGTTCAGATTCACTACATTTTCAAAAAAAGTTTTTCAAATCTACTGTTCATCTGTTCACTTTTATAAAAAGTATTTCAAACTACTGTTCACTACTGTTCACTACTGTTCACTACTGTTCACTTTTTTTATAAAATAATGCTCTGTGTCCACTCTGATTTTATCTTACTGTTCGTATAGCCGTTCACCCTTCTGCCACCTATTCGTGTTTTTGTTAAGTTTAACTTTTCACAATTTTCGCCTAGCCAACCATGAAGTCTCCGAGAAGATACTGCTTGCAAGTCATTAGCTCTAGCCCATGTCTTATAAACATCGTAAAGTTGCTTTGAGGTGACAGAAGATTCAGCATCATTTTCCATTACGTCTTCAAAAAACTGCTCAAAATGAACTCCTTTGTTTCTTTCCTCTGTCATATACTGAATACTTTTTTCAGACCAATGTATCTTCCAATTATTATTTTTAACTCGAAGTAATCCTTTTAATGCCCATCGTACAATAGCGTCTTTTTCGTCAGCTACCAGTTTGTCCATGTTGGCAATATCTCGCCTGTTAGGAGACTTGTCTTTTAATTTGATAGGATGTAGTCTTCTGTAAAAACCGTCTGAATCATCATAGAGCGTTCTGAGCATATCGTTACCGTTCGCAATGACGGTACAGTAGGGTAAAAACTCAAAAGGGTCTTTGTACTTTCTTTCCGCTTTGATGGGCTGAGTAGCAGTAATGAGCTTTTTCAACACACCTGTTTCTGACAATGCTTCTGTTTTCAAATCATCATCGTATACAACAAGCTTGTTCTCTGCCATTTGTAATGCAAATCTACCCTCAGCAAGTTCTTTTATTTCGGGAGATATGAAAGCATTTCCAAATATACTCTGCATGAGATGTGTTAATACCGATTTACCTACTCCACCATTACTCACTAAAATAAATGCTTCTTGAGCAGCATTTGTTGGAACAAGACAATATCCTATCATTTCCTGTATTGTGATAACATCGTCTTTATCAAAAAGGTCGTTTACCCATTTAGAAAACCAGGGCATGGGTAAGTCTTTTTCGATGAAATCAACATTTAACCTATAAGGGGAGTGTGATTTTTCTCCGCGTCTAAATTCCCATACGTTTTCTTTAATATGGAGATCTCCGTTCTTGAATGGAATTACATCTACCTTTGCTGAAAACTCTTCGCAACCCGTCTTGTCGGCAATGGTATTCACGATTGCATTAGTCGGTATGTCCAGTCGTTCTGTGTAGTCAGCTGTCTCAAGACAAGAGACTATCTCCTTTCTTAAAGTACTCTCTGGAAGTACACCATCGGGGGTGTAGAACAAGCCATGATTGTATATGATATTGAAAGTAGATGCTAGGGCAGTAGTGAGGTTGGGGTAGTTTATCTGCTTTTTGCCATTCTTGGTCTCATATATACATCTGTCTAATCCAATATGTCCTTCTTGCTCCTCATACGGAATCATAGGACAGTCTTTGACTGAAATGTTTAGCTCATCAGAAGCGATGCTCTCTGAATCTATATAATTAGGTTCTCCATGAATTTCAATCCATTCCTCAATGGTAGATGGAACAAATTCCTCGCAGTTTGTCATATTCATAATCCAACTCCAAATACTTTATCATACTGTTTAACTTCTTCATCGTATATTATTGTATTACTATAATAACTCTTAAAAAAGAGAAATGACCATCGGTGCCTCGTTTATCGCAAACCGAATCTCATTCCACCGATGAAACGTTGCTTTTTTCCCGGTCACATAACACGGACGTGTTTCGTTATTTGCCATAATTAATACCCCCTCGATATTGTTTCAATTCTTTCTTTTGCCATATTAAAGTATTTTTCATTCAATTCTATGCCTATGAAGTTTCTATTTGTATTGACACAAGCAAGTCCAGTGCTC